TTACTTCTGTGCCCCGCACTCTTGAACCCAGGCGCGATCATGGGTCAAAATCCGCGCCTTCAGCGTTGACGAGATGACCGCGAGGTCTTCGGGCGGCACTTTGATGATGCCGAACCGGGTGCAGGCCGAGTCGATTACTTGCGTCTTGTATTCGATCGCTGCGGGCTTCGTCGGCGTGTCGGCACACGCTGTTAATGCGACGAGCGGCAGCATTGTAAGAATCGCCTTCATCCCACGAACCCCTCGTCTTTGAGTGCTTTGTCCAGGCCGCCGGCTGCGGCCGTGTCGGCGACGCCCTTTTCGATTGATTGCCGATCCGTCGCAGCAGACTGCACTTTTGTCAGCGCGGCCTGCGCAGCATCTGCGTCGGCGCGCGCCGCCTGCGCCTGCGTGGCCGCGGCGTCAGCCTTCGCTGTTTGCGTCTCGGCTTGTGCCGTGGCCGTCTTTGCTTCTTGTCGCTTGAACAGGCCGAACACAACGCCCGCGGCTGCCGTTAGCACGCCGAGGATCACCGGCCAGGCGCCCGAGAACATCGACAAAATTGCGCTCATACGATTACCCCCATTGCGTTCTTTGCCACTTCCCAGCGCGACGTCCGATCCGCGAGCCCGTTGGTGCCGCCGTTGATCGCCTTAGTCAGACCGGTGAAGTCATTCCGATCGACATACCCGTTGCCGCTGATCGAGCGCCAGTAATACGCGGCGCCACGCGCGGCATGCTCGGGCAGCATCAGAAGGTCGGGATTGACGATCAGATCAACATCGATGCCTGTCCCGACCTTTTCGTAGTTCTCGCGGAACGTGTTCTGAATCAGGCCGCGGCCCCGAAACGTCCAGCCGTCGCCGGGCAGGCGGTTGCCGCCGCGCCCGCCGTACACGATGTTCGCGATCTGCTGCTGCCGCTCGAGCGGAACCGCTTTCTCGCTCGGCGCGCGACCTAGCTGCTCGCACTGCTCAAGCGTCAAACGCTTTGATCCGGTCGGGCCGAACGTCGCAGTTAGCGCGGCGACCGAATAATTGAAGCTCTCGACTAGCGTTGTGAAGCCGATCGACTCGTGTCCAATTTGCGCGAGAAACGCGGCTTGGTACGCCGGCGTGTTGATGCCGAACTCGAACATCGCGATCGACACGACGTCGCACCAGCGCGCGGCCAGGACAGAATTGACGCCGGTTGCGCGCTGGAATGCGGCCGGCGTCATTGTGGAGGCCCCCGCCGCTCGATCGACGTGATCCGGGCCAGGATCGTCAACACTGCTCCGATCGCCGGCCACAGGCTCTGGTCTTGTTTCGGGAACAGGTGCGCTATGAACGGCGCTAGATCCGGCCAGTGATCCGCCAACATCTGCATCAACTGCGGGGACAGAAGCATCAGCGCGGCGAAAGCGGCCGAGAATCGCACTGACGACCACTTCCAGAAATGCTGCCAGTCCTCCACGAGGACTACTTTGATTTTGCTCATTGCTCACTTGGCCCCCTTGGGCTCGGTTGGTTATTTGCCCCATGGGTGGGCAGGAACGACAGCGGCGGGCAACGTCGCTGTATCAAGCTTCTTTTCTGTGGCTTTTGCGGCGTTGACCGCTTCGGTCGTCTTCGCGACGATCACTTGTTGCTGCGCACTCAGTTGCTTGCCAAGTGAGGCGGCTTTTTGCGACGCTTCCTCTGCGGCGGCGATAGCGGCAGCGCTTGCCCTGTCTCGCCGGATGGCTTCGCGGTCAAACTTGGTCCGCAAGTCAGCTACGTCCTGCTGGGTCTGCTTGATCCCGGCAGCCAGCACATTAAAGTGCGCGCTGTAGTCTTGGGCTTGCTGAAGACTCCGCGCGGTCTCTGTGCCAAGTCGCTGCTCGTAATCCAGCTTCTCTTTCTGCCATCGCGAATCGGAGATGCTTATGCCGATGTAGACGCCTACCAAGCTCACGCATAACAAGCCGGTCAGCGCCAAAACGGCAAGGAAGGTGTACAGAACCTTCAAATTACGCATCGCCTTGGCGACGCTTTCCGATAGTCGATTCGAGGCGTGCAATTCGTCTCTCCAATTCTTTAACTTTGGCTTCGGCCCTGCGCGCTCGCTCATCTGCATCACGCTCCCTGACTTCGGCACGGTCAGCGCGCTCGACGGCAGCCAACTCCCGTAGCTCCGCCCGCTCCGCTCGCTTTTCCGCAAGCTCGGCAAGCTTCTCGTAACGGGCAATCGTGTCCACCTCGGCTGCCAGCGATGCTCTGACAACCTCCGTGTCACCCTCCGACTTTGCTTGCCGCACACGATCGATCTGACGCCAAACCCGCGCGGCGGCACCCCACGAGACGCCGCCGAACAACACGCCGCCGACCATCTTCCCTACATCGGACCAATCCATTGGCCGGCACTCCTCGTTCACTTCCTACGGGCGTAAAAAAACCGCCCGGAGGCGGTTGGTGTTAGGTCGGCGTCACGTCTTGGTCGCGGCCGACGCATCGCTCGTGACAGCCGCGGGCACCGTACCGACGTCGGCCGCAGTGATCGTCTGCGAATCCGTCCCACTCGACGTCGAAGTTGTTTCAGTTGCGGCGGCTTGTGTCCCGCTCGAGGCGGTATCCGTCCCGCTGGTCGCGGACTCGGTGCTCGACGCCGCCGCTCCGGTCGTTGGCGCCGCGCTCGCAGCTGCCGCCTCTGCTGCTTTCGCCGCCGCTTCTTCTGCCGCCTGTTGCGCGGCGAGTGCCGCCGCTGCTGCGGCTTCATCTGCCGCTTTCTGCGCCGCCTGCTGTTCTGCGAGCGCGGTTGCTGCTGCGGCCGCCGCGTTGTTCACCGCCGTCAGTGCCGCCGCCTGCGCGGCTTGCGCTGCCGTGTCTTCCTCGGTGGTCAGTTTCGGCGGCAACGCGGATTGCATCACCGCAGGCAGCGAATCATAAAACGTCGCATAGCGAGCGTCCGACGCCGTCACCTCGCCCTGATTCGGAAAAAGCGTCAAGTCGGCCGGAGCCGAAACGATCCCCGTGATCACCGTCTTCGTGCTGTCGCTGAATATCACGTACATGATTTAGGCCCACTCATAGCCGGTGCTGGTAACTTGCGATTGCGGAGTACCAACGCTGGCGCTGTTGGAGTAAAAGAAGGTGTTCGCGGTCTGCATGAGCAGCTCGTACGGCTCTTGAATCGTCGTCGTGCCGTTCGCCGAGATATTAGCGTCGAGACCAGTGCCGTCTGACGCCAGTTGCAAGACGTTTGACGACGCGCTCGTTGACGTACTCGACGCGAACATGTTCCCCTTCATCTTGATCGCATTGGCAGGGATTGCGATACCCGTCGATTGTGACGTCAGAGATGGGACGGATGCCGATACGTTGACCATTGTCACCGCAGTGCGTCGGACGTACCTGCCACGTGCGTTGAAGTGGTCAAACTGTCCCGCCGTGGTCTGGTGCGCCGGAACAATCCCGATCAATGAGGTTTCCGTGAAACCGGCAAGATACGACGCGACAAGGGTTGCAATCGACGGTATAGCTGCCGTTGCAGCGTACGAGAATCCCACGACGCCATATGCGCCCGTCGAAGGATTGAATGCGGCATACACCCCAACGAACTGCCCCGCTGTCGGTGCGCTGCCGATCATGCCACCCAATACGTTCAGCTTGGTCAGGTCCAACGCAGCCGATAAATTCGCGATCTTGTGCCCCGGTAAGCCGACCGACGAGGTCACGTGTACGAAATCGTCCGTGAATGTCGCCGTCGTTGCGCCAAGTGCCGCGCTCGCTGACATGCGCGGCGTGCCACCGAGGGGCGCAGGCATAGTTGGTATCGATTGCAGCGTCGTCGTACCGCCCTCGGTGACAAAGCCGTTCGCCACGGCATCGGCGGCAATATCGTAACTTTCCCCCGGCTGCACAATCTTTGCCGTGATGCCAGTTGCGCCAGACGGCGGGGCGATTGTTACCGGTACTGACGCGCCGTTATAAAAATGGAATTCGTCGTTCGCCGATATTGATGACCATGTCGGGAGCGTAATTGTTTGACTTACCGTTGATCCATAAAAGAGGATATAACCGCCGGCGTGCGTCGCGGTGAGCGTTTGGCTAGCGTTGAAACCAAACACGCCGCGCAGTTGCCCGCGCAAAGCCTGCGCCGTCTCCAAATTCACCGCATCGGTCGCTGCTTGCGCATCAGCTACGCTGAAGCGGTTTGCGGTCGATCCGTTCAGCAGCGCCCGAGCTTGAATCTGATTCAGCAGCGTATCGGAAAGGCGCGGAGCATTCGCGTATGCTGAAATATTCGCCGTGGTGATCGTGGTTTGCCCGTAAGCAACTGTCACGACGGACAGGCCAACATACCCACTATCCGGCGTCGGCGTAACTTGGCTCCCCGTTGTTGCGGCAACGCCAGCCTTGATGCTGTAGGCGATAACCCCGTCGCGGAATGTGGTGCTTGTCGACCCCGAATCGTTCGGACCTGCCCATGGCGTGGCTGGAGTGGTCGAGTTATAGAACTGAAGCACTACCGGAGTAGTGCCGGTCGTTGGATCGATGCTGATATCCGAGTCTTGGTACTGCGCTTGAATCAGATAGGCAACCGACTGGCCAGACGATGTTGGTGCCGAAAACGTCGCAGTCGTGTAGTTGTCGAGTTGAATGCCCTGCTTCAGGATCTGGTGCGTGGTGTCGACCGGCAGCGTGCCCGCGACTGTCGCCTCAAGCGAGGCCATCTGATAAATTTCGCCAGGCCCCATAAGCACGGCCATGCTGGCCGGGCTTGTCGGTGAGCATGCAAGCCCGTTCACGGTTGTCGTCGTGCCAAACATCGATTGGCAAACCTTTGCGAGCGCCGTCATTGCGTATTGTGCGGGCGCGGAAAACGCCCACTCGTACACTTGCTGGCCTACATAAGTCAATGGACGCTTCATTGATCGTTTCTCAAAAAGAAAAAGGCCGCACTTGGCGGCCTTTCGGGTGGCTTCTGTATTGCTTAGTTCGTGATGCGCACGCCTATACGCGTGGCTATCGGCCGCACCTGATTGATCGCGGCGTAGATATCGTCATCGGTTGCTGATACGGTTTGATCTGAAAGCGATCCGGTATAGCCGTGGGATAGCGGCGCAGACATCGCGGACCATGCCGGCGATCTCGTATAGACAGCGCCCGCTGATCCACCCGTGGCGGTTGGCCGATAGACAGTAATCAGCGCCGTATATGGCACCGCGAGTGATCCCATTCGCGACACGCCGCAGAAGCTTGCTACGCCGGTGCTGGCACCCATACAGCCGGTATCCAGTGGGCGCGCCGGCTCGAAGATGACTGGCGCTTTACCCGTCAACTGCGTAAGCGCGCCGATCATTGCAGGGCGCGTGCCCTTCGCTTGGAAGATCGCGATTTTTGCCCGAGCGATGTAACTGGCGTCTGATTCATTCGGCTTGCGCGGTAGCGTCGTTCCGAGGAAATCGGACACCCATATATCGACCCATCCACCAGACGATGTATCGAGACGGGTTTGCGCCTTCGCAAAAACCACAAGCAAGTAGCACGCCGCGAGAACGGTGGAAATACCTGTCAATATCGCGCTGATAATTGGCGCATCCGCCCAATCACCGAACCAATTTCTTGGCGTATCAGACTTGAGCCTTGACAGGATGTCGTCAGAATCACCGGTTGCCATCAATTCACCGTCACAGTCGAGGCTTGGAAGGCTTGTTGATACGTGATCGTTAGATCCGAAGTCCCGCCGTTGACCAACACATTCGACACGTTCGTCACCCCATCCACACCGTACGCCTGAGTTGCGATATTTGTGTATGGCAGCGTGGCACCGCTCTCGGCTGTCTCTATCGATGCGACATACGCGTTCACGGCGGAAGATACGAGTGCCGCGACGGTGGACTTGACGTAGTTCGAGCCGACAGTGATTGTCATGGAGACGGTCACCGGCACCGACGTCGGCGCATGAACGCCATAAGTAACAGTGAGCGGACGTACCGCCTCAATCGCATTGCCGGCATTCGCCAATTCCGTCGACGTCGCCGAACCTGATCCGTCGTTGATGATCGCGGTGAAATAGCCTGCCTGCGACTGACCGTTATATTGCGTATTTTCCGCAATAATTGCTGACATACCCGACTGGATAGACGCGACAGCGTTCTTCACGGCAAGCAAGGTCGCGGCCTCAAGGCTTGCAATGAAAAGGACAAAGCGCGATCTCGCTGCCGCGTCAGTTTCGGCGTCACTGCCATTCACGACAGCAGAGGCATTGGTAACATAGTCGACCCCGTTAATGGCAGTCCCTAGCGTGTTCAGTGCACCGGCGGCCACGTTGCCCGCAGTTCCGGCGACCGTGCATTGAACCGCCGCGGCAACACTCGAAACCCCGGCTGGGATGACATAGCCGCTTTGCGTCGCATCATATGCAGCGTTTGTTGTATCTGCCACTACCGTGAATTGCACCGTGCCATCGGCAGACATCACGGTGGCACCAACAGGCACCAATGCTGAGTTTGTTGCGGTGTAACGGGCGAACGTCTCTTGCGTCGTCGCGTAATCAGCAGACAGACGCGAGAATCCAAACTGCGCAAACCACGTGTCTAGATCGTCACCACTTGACGTCGCGGCGCGCGTCAGAGCTAATACCTGCAAAATCATGCCTTGCAACCAAAGCACGACCCCTGCCGTAGCCTCACCGACCGCACGCAGCACCGCGCCCTTCGTGAAGTTGATCAGCTTGCTTGAGCTACCTTGCACCGCGACGGCGAAGTCAGAAACCATCGTCGCAAAGGATTTGGTCGTTACGCTCATTGGTTCACATCAAAAGATACGGTTACTGGCGTTTTCGACTGCGCATCGTTGTACTGAATCACAGCGGAAAGCTGATTTGAATCGGCAGTGAGGGTTACCACCGGGCGCGGCGACGTCGCTACCGCTGCTTCCAATTTCATTTGCTCATTAATCAGAGATTTACATTCCGCAAGGCGCGTTGGCTCGCCCACATATCTCCCAAGACCAGCGCCATATTCCGGGTGAAAGGTGTAGTCGCCGCTTGCGACAGTTTCGCCGGATTGATCCACTGATTCCGGATTTGTCAGAAGCCTGCGATAAACCCGTTGCTCGCCTGTTGTCGTAGCGTCGGCCAAGGCCAGATCGCCGGTTGAATCGACGTCCAAATCGCCGCCGTAATAATGGCTCACGTCGTACATAGCTACACCTGTGGTAACGGGGTCTGACTGTTGATCGTGCTATTGCCCGTCTGGACTTGCACGATCGGGTGATAGTGAATGTCGTATGCGTGGCGCATGCCGTACATCGTTTGCTGGTTGCCGCTGGCAGCGTTATCTGTGATGTCGCCGCCGGCAACGATTGTCTTGTCTGTAGTGACAGGCCCAACAATCTGGTGCACGGCGGCCGTGCGCATGGCTGTGCCGGTTACAGTCTCGGTGTAATTGCCATTCACCAACATCTGTACGTCGCCGTTGCTCAAGAATTTGAGATAGCTTCCGGACTTTTGGATCATCCATATTTCGCCGGACGGGACCGCCGGGGCCGGGTTCGTGGAATCGAAGATCCGCGCCACGATCGTGCCAGCCTCGAAATCGCCATTGGCGAACACCACCTTCACCTGATCCCCAATGTTTGGCCCGATCGCTACACCGAATCCATTTCCAACGCCAATCGCGCCAAGCGGCATCCATCCGGACTCAATGTCCTCGGGCTGGACCATTACCTTTACGGCATGCGTGTCAGGATCGTAGCTGCTAATTTTCGCGTGACGCGGCTCCGACGACGCGCTGTTCGCGGCAAATGCCTGCGCGCGCATCTGATTCGCGAATCGTGCGTAATCGCTCATGACGAGACCTGTGATTCCGGCGAGCTATTCTTCGCGCTGACTGACATCGAATACCCTCCATCAATCGACATCGAGCGTCTAATGCTCTCCGGGTAATAGACCTGATCAAAGGCTGTGCCGGTTCCAGAGACAGCGATGTGTCGCGTCATGTCCAGGTCGTTATCGGCTGGGGAATCGAAAGTCAGCCTCATTTCATGCTTGATGAGTTGCTCGTAATACGTCTGTGCAAGTTTTGTCGCCTGCTCCTGCGAGAGATTTGGGCGCGTGAGTCGGTACACCTGCGCTGATGCCGAAGACTGTCCAGGCTTCAGTGAAGCTACCTTGCTCGTCGGATATGTGGCCGAAAAAGCCTTTCCTTGCTTCGCGTTCCACGAACGCACCAAGACCTGTATTCCCCGCGAGACGGTTAGCGCCCTACTAAACCTTGGGCTGATGACGTTCGAAGCGGCAGGGCCGGCGTCGGTGTCAGCCGGCACCCATTCGATATTCCAAGAAGACGCCTGATCGGACCCACTATCGCTAGGATTCGGCTCGAAATAGAGCGACTGCCCTTTCACATAAACGCGGAAATTTTCTGACTGCGCTAGGTAGCAGAGGATGTCCCATTCCGTGCGCTCATCTGTCAAATTCACGTAATCGATCTGATAAAACTTCCCTGCCTTAGTGGTTGTCGCCGTGACGACCGGGGTCAAGCTATGCTTTTGAGCGATCTGCGTTGCTATTTGCGAGGCGGTCAAATTTGGCCATTTCTCAGTGGTCTTTGTATCAATCAAGAGACCAGTTAGATCGCGCCCCCGCACGTCGATGATGCCTTGCTCAGGATCGTAGTTGATCTCGTCTGCTCGACCGTAGATCAGGCTCTGCAAATCGCTTGCGGAGTAAGCGTCGACGTCATCCGGAAACCCCGCGAATAGCTCGACGAACATATTCGGCTCTGCATCTGAAGACGTGCCGCCAACTGTAGAGAACCAATCCGCGCCCTGCGTGGCCGGCAAACCCCGAACGACGAATTGCACCGAAAACGTGTCTGCGTAAGAAAAAGCATTGCTATCCACCGAAAAACGCACCCACCCCACGATTGCCGTTCCATTGAGTTTTACGGCGCCGCGTGGTTGCTGCGTAGCCGATTCTCCAACAAGAAAGCCCATCGCTACCCCTTATGCTGTCAGAACTCCCGTTCCGTCGGAAGTGTTCTGCGGTATGACCAACGTGTTAATGCCCGTCAACTGAGGATCGGTTAGATTGTTGGCCCGCGCGATGGTCGTCCACGCGGTGGCGTCGCCATAGTGCTTTGACGCAAGATCGAATAGATTCCCACCACTGACGGTGATCGTCTTCACGCTCGAATTCACTTGGCCCAGGTTCGTCGCGACACGACCAAGCGTCGCATCAAGGCTGTACAGTGCAGTTCCAGTCGTATGGGCATTGATCTGCGATGTCAGCGATGCAACGTTTTTTGCGATAGGATTGTTCGGCAGTATGCCGCCGACCGTGGCGACGTTTTTCAGCGTATTTTCGGTCGATGCGATCAGGGTCTGGACTTGCGATCGAGCAGCGTTAAGCGGAGTTAGTACGGACGAAATTGTGCTTTGCGCAGCCTTCGCAAAGCTCGACACACTGCTTACCGCAGACGATAAGGTGCTCATCAACCCAGAAAGCGTGCTGTCGCCTACAGTGGTTGCCAACGAATTTGCGGCAGTGCAGTCACTCGTAATCGCCGTGTCGATGTCCGAACCATCGTCGTCGAACGTGCGGTTTTTTAGAACCTCGCACACCAGCGAATAGCTGATCCGGTACGGCGTTTCGTACACCGGCGTGAACGTTCGAAGAAGAACCGTATAACGTCGATCGCCCCATGTCAGCGTCTGCGACAATCCATCGCTTCGCATGACTTGCAAGTCATCGACTCGCGATAACGCATCGGAGCCGAGAAATAAGCCAGACCAGGCAATGGGCGCATCATCATCTCCCATCGCCTGGATGATGCGCGTGCCGCCCACCATCCGGTAAATCGCGAGCCGCTGCTCTCCACCGAATGCAATTTGCTCCGGCATCTCGAAACCGCTGAACACAAACTGCCCGAGTTGAAGCGTGATGTCTGCCATGGGCTATTTCATCCCAAACGAAGGCATTCCGAGACCGATATCGAAAGCGCCGCCGCTCAGGTTTGGCTGGGTCTTGTATGCCAGGTACTTGACCGTCTTGTCGGCCATCTTTTCGCCATCGACTTCGAGGGTGATATGAAGGTCCGGCGCTTTCGCGGCCGGCGCCGCGATGGGGCTGGGCAATGCCGGCGCACTAGGCCGCCCTCCCGAATCGCCCGCGGGAGCTGGGGAATCGAATGGATTCATGCCCATGCCGTCCGTCGAGTAATGCTTGATCCACGAAAACGCCTTGTCGATCGGATGGTCTATGAAATCTCGCGCTTCTTTGAGAAGCCCTGTTCCGACCTTGAGCATCGCAGTGGCTGCCGGCAGGACCATTTGACCAAACGTCGTTTGAAAGTCGGACCATGCCGCCTCGAAATTCTTCATTTGGCCGCCAAGCTGCTTGTCATTCGCTTCGACACCTTTGTCAAGCCCTAGCGCCTTTTTGAACGCCTCGACTGAGTGCTGCAATGTCGCCATCTGCTGATCGACCAGATTGAACATGTTGCCGCCAGTTCGCCCAAAAATCAGGGCATTTTCCCGTTGGCGTTGCTGATCATCAAAGCCCATCTTGTCGTATTGCGGCCGCACCCGTTTTTCGTAGAATTCAAATGGGTTGGTTGCATATTCGTTTGCATTGAACAGCGGGTTTTTCCCTTCCTTAACGTGGTCAAGCCCGCCATTCTTGTTCAAGACGATCGCATCTTTGTCCCACAACCCTAGGCGCATCATCTCGTGCAAAGCCTGATTCGGCAGCTTTACCAGTCCATTGACACGACTATAAGCAGTCGCCATCGCGGTTCCGAACGCGCCGCCCTTCAATTCGCCCATCAGCGGCTCGGCATAGCCGAACAAGGCTTCGCCCGATAGAGATTTGACGGACGTGCCACCGGTCCGGATGGCCTGACGTAGTTGCGACGGATCGACCGCGCCACCAGACGTAATCATCAGCTTGAAAGACGAGTCAGCTAGTTCTTGCATACGCTTCGGCGATGTCAGGCCACCCATCATTTCGACTGAGCGCGTGAAATCCAGCGCCTGGGCGTCGGTGAATTCCTTCCCCAACAAACCGCTTGCATATTTCAGCTTCGCGAGCACGGGCGCGACTTGCTTGGCTGCGTCCAGTGCTTTATCGCCATCAAATCCGGATTCGCGGAAAATACCTTGCGCCTCCGTAACGAACTTCATCGCCTCTATCTGGCTGGTGCCTGGCACGTTCATCGTGCGCGCGATGTTTGCGGCCGCCGCATTCTGCGCCTGCGACATACCGAACATAGAGAACTGCGCTTGTTCGCGGCTGAATTCTCCAGCATGGCTTACTGCCGACCCGATCTCGCGCGCGCCCAGGTACCCCGCCACAAGCGCACCGCCTCCCATTGCACCCATTCCCAAGCCAAGAGCGCCGACCCCGACACCGTGCGGCCCAACGTGCACGCTACCGCCGTGAATTGCTCCGCGGTGCCGCCCACCCAAGGCAGCGCCACTGACGCCGCGCGGTATGTTCGGCATCGAGGGGACGCCTCGCATCGCATTGGCTACGCCATGTAGGTGCGCCACGAGTGAGTTGGCGTTACGAGACGCTCCGGCAAGGCCAGCCTCCATACGCCGGATAATCGCTGCCGCCGTGCGCATCTCAGGGACGACAATACCAATGCCAGAAAGGCTTCCAGTGAAAGCCGTCGACGCCGCATGCGCGCGCTGCAATTCTCCTTGAACGCCTTTGATGCCACCGGTCATGCTCGACGCATTGAACGCCTTGAATGCAACCCCCATGCGCCCTAGATTGCGCTCGGCGAGTAACATGTCGCGCTGCATCGCACGCACTGCCGCGCCAGCGCTACGCAAGCCCGCCGTCTCTGCCCCAAAATCTCGCAAACGGCGCCGCGCCTGGACTGTGGATTTTTCCAGCAGATCCATGTCCTTGATAAGTGCGGCAAGGCGCGCGCCCACAAGGTCACGCAGTTCAAGTGTCGACTGGACCTTATAGGCTTCCATCAAAAATCCTTATTTTTTCAAGCGCCAGGTCTCGCCGGCAAGGAACGCGAATAGTGTTACGGCACCGATGCGTTCGATATCTTCTTTTGCGTGAAACATAGCCGGCCCTAGCACGGGCCGAGGCGGCATTTTGGACGTACCAAACTCGTGATAAACCATCTTCTGGTCAGGGCTTCCGACTACGACGCTTGCGCTCAACATGCGCCTGACAACGGTGTGGCTGATGCTGTCGCGCATCTCGCCAGTAGCCAGAAGTGGCGCGTCTGCGGGATATCCGAGGGCAGCCTTCCGCGCTTCGGTCGATGGCCTCAGTGGCGACCAGGCAGGGAAAGCGCCGGCGCTTGACTGGTAATGGCCGATCGAATCTTTCGCTCGTTTCTCGACATGCTCGCCTATGCATTCAGCAACGAATGCAGTAACAGCCGGCATTTCAGCGGACAACCTGCGCAAATGATTGGCGAAGGCGCCAAAGCTCTTGAATTCTTTCATGGCTTCGGGGGCTCAACGAATGTCATCGATCGCCAATTGAATTCGCGGCCGCCCTGTTCCGAGACAATCACCGAGCAGGCAAAGCGCATCGTGGGCGACATTTCCGCCGCAACATCGAATGGGACGCCATGCCGAGCGAGCCAAAGGATGTTTCGCATGTCGCCGTTGGCACCTATTTTTTTGCCGCTTCTGCGTCGACCTTGTCGTCGCCCTCACTCAGCAGTTCTTCCAGGCCATCCACCACGGCCGCCATGCCGTCCTCATCGAGACGCTGGTAAAGCGCTTCAATCTCGCTTTTCGAAATCGGGATCGAATTCGACACACCGTCGATGCTGACCACATTCATCAGCGGCGCGACCACTTGAACCCATAGGCGGTTCCCGGAAGACTCCCCCATGGCTTCGATGAATCGCAGCCGTGCGATTGCGTTCGGCCGCTTGAGGCGAATAAGACGCCCCCGCGAGTCGGTGCGCTCGACGAATGCATTCACCTGGCGTGCGATCTGCTGGCTTGGCGTTTCCGAATGGGCATCAGAGCCGCGGTCCTGCCTGTTGATTTGTACCTTTGCGTTCATATCAGCTCAGTTTGATGCGACGTTCCGCGATCCAGGAAAGGGTTTGCTCGATCTCAGTGTCGCCGGCAGCGTTGCCGCCGTTCTCCAGCGCGACCGTGACGCCCGTGTACTGATATTGCGACACGGCGCCGCTTTGCTCGACGATTGTCTCTGTGATCGTGATGCTGTCGGTATCTGATCCAGCGAAGTAATTCGCTTCCGAGGTAGCGATATAGTCGTCGATCGAGCTATCCATGCGGCTCATCACGAATTGACCTGACCACCCATCGGGGAACGTCAGGGTTTTCGTGATGCCCGTAATCAACTTCACCTTCTTCTGCGTCACATCCTGCTTTTTGGTGAAACTTGTGATGCCAGCAGGCGCGAGCGTGCTGCTCGAAGTCGCGATCGTCGTGGTAATGTCGCGACCGACTGTAAAGCCTTGATTCGGCATGTCCTACCCCTTAACTGACAGTCACCGAGACGGATTGCCCGCCTTCTAGCGAAACGATGAATTCCCGAACGATAGACAGGTATTTCACCTTGACGTACATCTGCATGACGCCTTGCGCAACCTCATCATCGGGATTGTTTGACGAGTCCAGCGTAACGACGAAAGGCACCGTCTCGGGATTGTTGACGTCACCAATAAAACCGTTCGTTTTCCACTGCGTGGTAAGGAACGTGGTCGTCATATCCTTTACGGTCTGGCGCAAGCCCGTGTCCTGGTTCTTGCCGATCGCAAAACCCATGGCGTTTTGCAATGACAGCGCCAGGTAGTTCGTCATCGTCGTGTACGCCTCGGAATTCCGATTCGTATCGCTCGACGTGTTCCGGTCCGTTTGAAAACCGAAGTAGTTGCCGCCGGCTGACGGATTCGCAATGTAATCCAGCCGCAATTGAGCAATAGAGGACAGGTCTGCGTTGCTATACGCCGTCTGAGCCACCGACATCTGCGTGCCAATGATCCCGGTGATCTGCTTATTCAACGTCGACTGATTCGGGTTCAACGAAGCGCGCATCGCACCCCAAAAGGTCGCCGGCGACAGCAAGCGCTGCTGACCGTTGACCTGATCTTGCCAATAGACCCAATCGCCCACCAGTGCCTTGAATCCATAGCTGTCGGTGCCTGACGTCGAGAGGGCCGCGCCGACTGTCGTGTACGACGCGCCCGCCGCGCCAGCGCCGCCGAAGAAAATCCCTTCGCTAAGGCCAAAAGCGCCGATCGTGCTCCACGCGGTTGTGTCGGTGTGATCCAGCAGAACGCCTGTCATAGCACCGCTTCCGCGTAAGGCATACATGCCCGTACGAGCATTCGTCGCGCCATCGACGCCGACCAAGCTTGCGTCAGTCACGCTGGCAACGCCGTCGGTGCCCCCCGACAGCGTGATCGATGTTCCGACCGCGGGTGCCGCAGTAGACGTGCCGACGGTCGCGATGACGCAGTTAGACGGGCCGCGTTGATCAGAAAGCCCGTTATTGACCGCGGAAACGAGATTCGCCCAAAACGTCGCACCGGCGCCGGCGATGTTGTCGTACACCTCCGATGTGAAATGAACTGACCCCCGAAAGTTGGACATCAATCTGGGGGCGTGATGAGGAAGTTTGGTTTAGATTTTAAAATGAAAGTAGTCCGGGCGTACCTTGCTAGCAAAGGCGGCTACAAGCTGCTCGGA